CACGGACAAAGAGTGACATCTCCAATAGTAGTAGGCTCATGTACCACAGTGATACCAGGTATATACTTTCCAAACTCCACAGAGTGTATGTCCCGTTTGTCTTTATAGTACAAATCATGATTACCAGGAAAGAAATAGAAGTTGTCAAACGCCTGACCCAGTTTTTCCAAGGCCCTAAGGCTATAATCCATTGTAGTAATGTTAAGGCTATTGCGGTTATGATGCCAATCGCCCATAAAGATACCTGTATCACAACCTTCCTCCTTTGCCTTGGCAATATACCAATCTACAAAGTCTTCACAGTCTTGATTGTGTACTGAACTGTTAGACTTTAATCCAAAATGTATATCTGTAAAACAAGCTACTCTTTTAAATAAATTTGTCATTCACTAGGCCCTGCTTCATCATTACGTTTCATTGCGGCCGCATGCTCTCCAGCACCGGTTCTGCTATAACTTGGATTCATACCGTTCATTTCCAGAATATCATCTCGGATATTTTGATTACGTTTTTCGATATTAATAACTCTAACAAAGCTGTTAGTAACAGCGGCAGTAAAATAAGCAAAAGGGTTATCAGATTTCGATTCATCAAACTGTAGTCCTATCTGTGTAAGCTGTAGTATAGCTTGACCCTTCATCTCATCATTGTAGGTATAGCCACGAACGTTACCGCGAGTAGCATATCTTTCACACAATTTTAACATCATACGTGCTAGAGTGTTAGTTATTTGACCCGCATCTTTGTCAAACTTACCCTTAACTAAATCACCCTTCCAATGACTCTTGCCCACGCAAATCAGCTCATCTTCGTCATTAAATTTCCAATGTTGGAATGGAGGAAAGTTAACCTTGTCTCTATGATCTGCTAGGCTTTTAGGATTCTTTTTACGAGTATTATTAAGTGGGATATGATCAAATGTCATTATACGAAACACTAGATCTGTCTTTATCATTTTCTTGTAATCAACTTCGCAGTCTGCGGCCTTGACTTTTTCGCCCGATTTTTTACGTCTATCAAATTCTTCTTGTCCTAATCGTTTGGCTCTAGCACGTTTGGCTTCTGCTATTGTTCGAATATTGATTTTGTCAACACTTGGTAAAATAAGATCATATTGATGATATTCTGGTTTGGTAAAAACACAATATGATGTTTTTGATCTATGTATTTCTAACAACATATCCTTGTTGTTTAGGTAATTTACTTTTACTGGTTGTGGTATTAATGTCATCCTAAGAGTCCTCTGATATGCTATTATAAACTACGCACATAATAAAATCAACTAAATATTATACCAAAAAGGATATATTATGGCTGTAAATGGTAATAGTGTAGCAACAACGGCACAAAACGTTGTTAACCTTGCAAACGCAGTAGGAGAAGCCGCGGCGGCAATATCGGCTCTTTCTAATGCGGCTAATTTTGGTAGTGCTATTAGAGCGATCGACATACCTACTGCCGCTGAAGTTGCAGGAGATATTTCGGCAGCCACTGCCGCGTTCAACACAGGTAATGCCGCTGATTGGCGAGTTAGATTGAGTATGCCCACTTGGCCTAGTTTTAGAAACAGTCCAGTGTTAGCGCCACTAATGAATGTCAATGGTTTAGTATTTCCTTACACTCCTCAAATTACTGTATCTACTAGTGCAAAGTATCAATCAATTAGCACTATGCACACAAATTTTCAATTCCAAGCGTATCAACATAGTGAACCAGGCAGTATACAAATTACAGCACCGATGAACGTTGAAGATCCTACACAAGGATTGTACTGGCTTGCTTCTCTGCACTATTTACGTTCTATGACCAAAATGTTCACAGGATATGATCCAAAGGCAGGTAATCCACCTCCAATAGTTTATCTTAACGGATACGGTCAGTATGTGTTTTCAAACGTGCCAGTAGCAGTTTCAAATTTTAGCATGACATTAGACAAAGATTGTGACTATATTGGTGTTAACATTGTTGGCAGTGCGGCAGGCAGCATTGAAGGATACGCTGATGCAATTTCAATAGCATCAAATGCGATCGGATCATCAGTACCAGGGACTTCGGGCATAACAGCAGGTATAAGTAGTCTTGCTAGCGGAGCTGGACAGATTGCTGCCGGACTAGGTTTGTTTGGAATAGGAGGAAGTGTAGCAGGCGGTGTAACACATGTTCCAACTAAAAGTACATTTACAATAACTTTATTACCGATGTACAGCAGAAATACTTCACAGAAATTTAGCCTTGACAGATTCGTTGAAGGCGGTTATTTAAATTCATCACCAGGGTATATTTAATATGACAGCAACTTATACATCAACTAGTCCTTATGCTATAACTCCGATGGTTAATGGTCAGTACTTGGATATTTTAACTATTCGTCCAGTAAGCTCATCAGCTTCTGATTATCTATACACTATTCAGCCACAGTATACCTATCGACCAGATTTATTAGCCTATGACTTATATGGTACTGCAAACTTGTGGTGGGTTTTTATACAACGTAATTTAGACGTATTACAAGATCCAATACTTGATTTTATTCCCGGCACTAAAATATATCTATGCCAGTATGGTATGTTAGCACAAGCATTAGGAATATAACATGGCAGATGGCGCAACAACAGCATCTTCTGGCTCACAAGCCAACGGTGTAACAGCAACATCAGCAAGCGGTGGCGGCCTAGTAAACTCTATCGGCAGTTATTTTAAATCATTATTTAATAATCCAACACCATCACAGTTTAAACTACCCATGCCAAATGTGTTAAGTGGATTTGCCAGCTATAATTATCTGTTCAGCATGTATTGTTTAGATCCAGATAGTTTTAACTATCCATTATCGTCTTACTTGGCAGGACAATTCCCGCCAACTATCTTAAGTAGTGCGTTTAGAAATCCTGATAACAGATTTGGGTTTGCTGGACAACAATTTGATTTCTTTTTAGATGAAGTTAATATAACAAGTCAATATGGTTTTGAAAAAGGCACAGGCAATACTAATGTTACCAACATTGAATTTAAGGTAGTTGAACCTTATAGTCTAGGAGCGTGGATGATTGCCATGCAGGCCGCTGCCTATAATGCCGGATATCAAAATTATAACGAAGCAATATTCTTATTAGTGATAGAATTTAGAGGAAATACTGAAGACGGTGTTCTCGCACTAGTACCTAACACAACAAAATACATACCTTTTAAACTCAACACAATTAGTGTGAAAGCCACTGCCGCTGGAGCGGTGTATAATGTTGTAGGGCTAGTTGCAAATGCTGGTGCACTGGACGACAGTTACAAACAATTAAAAAGTAACGCTACTATAAACGGAACTACTGTACAAGAAATACTACAAACTGGAACTGAAAGTTTACAAAACGTTGTCAATGCTAGATTCCAACAGCTACAAAAAGACGGCGCTGTCACTGTAGCAGATGAGATATTAATATTATTTCCACCTAATATTTCAACATCAACTACTGGTACTTTTTTAATACAGGCCAATGCCGCTACTCAAAGCACACAATCTCCAGACAATGCTCAACTATTAAAACAACTAGGTGTAACACGATCAAGTACAACACAATTATTAGTTCAAGATCCTTCTCAATGTAATGCGCTGGGATCAGCAACTTTAGGATTTGATGTGACTAGAACAGGACAACGTCCTCATCAAGATGCAAATAATGTGTGGGATGTATCAAAGAAAGTATGGGTTCGAGGCAAAACAAATTCAAAACCCGGTGAAGTTTCATTTATGTTTTCTCAAGGTTCTGACATAGTTAATGCTATTAATCAGGTGCTGTTAAAAAGCAGTGCCGCGGCTGCCGCACTGGATCCATCCTTAATTAATAATACTACTGGCATGCGACCTTGGTGGCGTATAGACACTCAGGCATACTATGTGTCTTCTACAGCTAACATGAAGCAAACAGGACAAGTTCCTAAGTTAATGGTTTATAGAGTAGTGCCATACCAAGTGCATGCCAGCCAACTATTATTGCCTAATGCACCCGCTCCAGGATTTTCTAATGGAGGATTAAAAGCTCAAGTTGCAAAAATCTATGATTATTTGTACACTGGATTAAACACAGAAGTTAAAAACTTTGACATTACTGTTGAGAATACATTTTATCAATCATTTATGGCTGATAATTATAAAAGAACTGCTGACAATGTAACACAAGCTCAACAAGGTATGACAGCTGAAACTAAACAGCAACAACAAATTAATCTACAGCCTGGATTGAGTAGTGGTAGTAGTGCAGAAGGATTTCCAGCGTACCAAGCAAAGTACGATGCTATTACTTCGTCACACGATCGAAGAGGTGGATCTAGGGGCGAAACTGAAATTAGTCGTGCAGCCAAACTATTTCACGACTCAATGGTCAAAGGTATGGACATGATGAACGCAAGTATAACCATCAATGGTGATCCTTATTATATTGCCAACAGCGGCATGGGTAATTATACTGCTAATCAAACAGACCTTATCAACGTAACATCTGACGGTGATATCAACTATCAAAATGGTGAAGTTGATATTATTGTAAATTTTAGAACGCCTTCAGATATTAATCAAGTTACTGGAATGTATGATAGAAAGTCTGCATTGTGTGAGCAATTTAGTGGTTTCTATAAAATTACTACAATTGAAAGTAAATTTAGAGGTGGAGTCTTTGAACAAACGTTAACAGTTAATAGAAGACAAGGACAAGATAGCACAGCAACATTTGATCCTAAGACTGATACAGTTAATAATGTGACCAGTACTAGCAAATAAAATAATAAAATAATTATGACAGTAGAACACAATACAGGACAAGATGCACAAGTAATGCCGGCAGCCCCGTGCCTGGCAAAGGTGGTTGGTTTTTTAGACACTACCTATATGGGCGGATTACAAGTGCAATTATTAAAAGACGTAGGTGACAGTGAGTCAGCTAGTCAAGTTTTGCCTGTTAGGATGATAAGTCCTTTCTTTGGTAGTACAGGTCCACAATTTGTAACTGGCACTAACACCTACGACGATGCACAAAAGGCCTATGGTATGTGGATGGTACCGCCAGATGTAGGTACAATAGTAGCAGTAATTTTTATTAACGGAGATCCAGGACAGGGGTTTTGGTTCGGTTGCGTACCAAACGATTTTATGAACTTTATGGTCCCCGGCCTTGCCGCTACAGAATTATCAACTGAGTCATTCTCTGAAAAAACCGATATGGCCGGACGCACAGGTCGAGTGCCTGTGGCAGAATACAATAAACGTGCGAATGTACCGACAGGAAATACTACGCAAACACCTAAAGCCAAACATCCGCTTGCTACAATTTTAGACAATCAAGGATTATTACTAGATGATATTAGAGGTATTACTACGTCTAGTGCAAGGAGAGAACTTCCCAGCCAAGTATTTGGAATATCAACACCCGGACCTCTTGATAAAAATGGGCCTAGTGGGACAGTAGGTACTGCTGAATATGCCGCCACCGCAAGTGTTAGTAGGTTGGGTGGAACTACATTTGTTATGGATGACGGTGACGATAAATTTTTACGTAGATCCCCCGCTGGTGACACAGTAGATACTCAAGGT